GCGTCGTACCAGCCTTCGGGCAGCAAGTCATAGCTGCGGTCGGACTGCGGGAGATCGTCAGCAACGAAGGTTTCTTCGAGAAATGCCATGTCAATTAATCCTTGTATGTGATGGTGAAAGAAGGACGCCCCGGCGTTGCCGTGATTGCGTCAAGTAGTGGGGAGGTAATTTCCGGCTTGGCTGCTTTCCAAGCGGCGGCGTTGATTTCCGGCTTCCAGCGGAACAGGCTTGCGAGATGCTCGGTCAAACCGCTCTCAGCCGCCAACTCTTGCAGCTTATCTGCGTTGATCTTGCGGTTGATGCGGCCTTCGATCTTGACCTTGTAAGTGTCCGCATCAACGTTGACGGTGCCGTCAAGATTCTCGGCAATGCCAAGGCTCTTGACCATAGCGTCCTCCAGATCGCGCCGGGCCTTGATTGCGGCGGTCTCGCTGGCCTTAGCGTCGAGCCATTGCTGATAGATTGAGACGGTCATGCTGCACCGCCAATCTTTGCGATGATTGCGCCTAAGTCCGGCGCTTCCCAAGTTTCCAGCTTACCGGAGCGGTCTTTGGCGAGCCATGCACCATCGCCGTCACACATCAGGGCGCGTTGGGTTGCGCCGTCTGCGTCACGCTCGACACGCAGCGCCAGCACCTCATCAAAGAAATAGGGCAGACCCTGCGTCAGTGACTTGCCGGGCATACCGGGATTGTAGAGGAGCTTTCCCATCTCATCCTGAGACTTTTCCAGCTTGGCTGACATATAAACGTGCTTGCCGGGTAGGTCGCGGAAGGCGCGGATCAGTTCCTGCATGGTCGTGTTGAGTTCACCATATGCAGCGCGACCGTCTTTGTTCTTGCGCAGTTCGTGCTGGAGAACAACTTCAGCCACTTCGCTGATGGAGTCGAGCGCCACGCTTTCAAAGCCAACCGCTTCGGTCGATGACTTGCACCAAGCGAACGCCTCCATGAGATCGTCCATGTTGGCGATTTCGATGTAAGGAAGGTTAGCATCTTGGATCGACAGCAGCCCACCCTCTGCCGACAGAACCACCGGGTTTGGCAGTGTGCGGATTAGGGAAGTCTTGCCAGCGCCAGCCTGCCCGTAGCAGAGCAGCTTCACGCCGTTGGCGGATAACCCGCCCGTCTTTTTTAGATTGATTGCCATTGAAGGCCCTCTCGCTTTAGCACCAGTCGGACAATCCAGTCGGTGCGTGAAAATGTCTTTACAGCCCGATTGTGTGCTTGTAAAGCGTCAAATGTTCAAAAAACGAAGGGACACACAAATGCTCAACCTAGAACAGATTCGAACCGCGCTTGATGATCGCAACGTTGAAAAGGTCTCGGCGCGCACCGGCATCCATCGCAACACCATCGCTGCTGTCTGACTATCTCGCTGGGCCGTTGATCGATGGCTAATGACATCCTCCAGTTTCAAGCTGGGCGCGAATCTGCCATGAATGGCGGTAAACGCGATGCGCGGAAGCACAAAGATTGGCTCGAAGGTTTCGACGCTATCATATCTGAGAGGGTAAGGGCTAATGGCTGATCTAACAAATGTGCTAGGTGGCCCGTGGTCACCTCCGAAAGTGGCGCAGCCTGATCCGCCAGCCGCGCAGTTGCTTGACGCTATGCAAAGGGCAGGGCTGACCCCGCCGCGTGAGATCGTGCTGGACGGCAAGATGCACAGGTTCAATTCTGGCACCAAAGGCTCGCCCGGTGCTGGTGACAAATCCGGTTGGTATGTGGCTTACTCCGATGGTATCCCGGCTGGCCGCTTCGGTTGCTGGCGCGCTGGTATGGAATCAACGTGGCGGGCTGACGTTGGTCGGTCTTTGACGCCAGCCGAAGAGATGACCCACGCCCGCCGGATGAACGAGGCCAAGGCGGCGCGCGATGCTGAGATTGCCCGCACCCGTGAAACTGCCGCGAACACCGTCGAGGCTATCTGGACAAATTGCATGGGGGCCGATCCGGCGCACCCCTATCTGGCGCGCAAGGGCATAGGTATCAACGGCTCCCGCGTCACAGGTGACGGTCGGCTGGTGGTGCCACTCTATACGCCAGAGGGTAAACTCGCCTCGCTCCAATATATAGATCGCGACGGCGGCAAACTTTATCACAGCGGTGGACAGACAGGCGGCTGCTATTGGACTGTCGGGACGATGGACGAGCCGGGGCCGATCTACATCGCGGAGGGCTTTGCGACAGCCGCGACCATATACGAAGTCACTGGGCGTCCGTGCGTCGTGGCTTACTCAGCCTCCAATCTCGTGCCGGTCACCGGAACCATCCGTGAACTGGTTGGTATTGGTGGCAGCATCACCATCGTGGCTGACAACGACTCGTCAGGCACCGGGCAGAAATATGCCGATCAGGCCAGCGCCAAGTATGGCGCACGGGTTGTGATGCCGCCAACACCCGGGGATGCGAACGATTATTTAGCGGCTGGCTACGATCTCAAAGTTCTGCTGGTGCCGTTGCCCGCGACCGATTGGCTGACCCCAGCCGATGACTTCTGCCTTGAGCCTGCGCCGATCCGGTGGCTGGTCAAACACTGGTTGCAAGAGGCCGCGCTGATTATGGTGCATGGGCCGTCCGGTGGCGGCAAAACTTTCGCCGTGCTGGACTGGAGCCTTCACATCGCATCAGGTCTCACCGAATGGCATGGCCACCGCGTCAAGCCCGGCCCGGTGGTCTATCTTGCGGGCGAAGGCCACCACGGATTGCGCAGCCGCGTTGCAGCTTGGAAGCAGCATCATGGCGCTGGTCGGCTGGATATGTGGATTTCCAAGACCGGCACCGATCTGAATACGCCGGAAGGTTACGCCCGCGTAGTCGATGCCATTCGTGCGCTGCCACACCCGCCTAGCCTCATAAACGTCGACACACTGCATCGGTTCCTCTCGGGTGATGAGAACTCTTCCGTCGATGCCAAGACCATGATCGATGCTTGTGCCAGCCTGATGCGGGAGTTTAGCTGCTCCGTGCTGCTGGTGCATCACACTGGCGTGTCAGACGAAGCCCAGCACAGGGCGCGCGGATCATCGGCATGGAAGGGCGCGCTGGAAATCGAGATCAGCGTGATACCGGCTAAGGGTGACGCACCGATCCAGATCGTGCAGCGCAAGTCCAAGGATGCAGAGGAAGCTGCACCGATCTATGCGCGGTTGCAGGCGGTCGCAATCAATGGCTGGCTTGATGAGGACGGCGAGGCGGTGAGCAGCGCGGTGCTGGTGGCCGAGGATGCGCCTCCAGAGCGCCGCAAAGAGTCAAAGCTAGATATGTGGCGCAAACTTTTCGAGGCCGCTTGGTGGGCTTCTGGTGCCGAGATTGTCGATGGAAAGCCTTTTGTGTCGCGCTCGGCGCTGTTGGATCATGTCAAAACAAAGCTGGAATTGACCGAATCTTCGGCCCGTCAATACATCAAACCAAGCGTCTCCGATAAGCTAATTGGCGCGCTGATTGTGGCCGAAATGGTGGCGGTAACGGACGCCGGATTTGCGGTAATTTGCCCCAAAACTGCTGGCCTGATGGTCATGATCAAAAACGGCGCGAAATAGCCCGGTAATTACCGGTAACTTTTAGAAAGTTACCGCAGAAGTCGTTGAAAACTATAAGCAAAGCATACTCCGGTAACAGAATCGGTAATAGGAATGGGGCAAGGCGTCGAGCGGTAACGGATGTAACCCCTTCCTTTAGGAAGGGTTACCGTTACCGGCGATGCGGACGGTACCGATACAGGCGCTTATTGACATGGGTAAAATCAGGTTATAAGGTGACGAAAGTTACAGGAGGTAATATGCTCAAAATTGAAAACTCAATCCCGGTTCCAGAGCTTGCAGGAACAAGGCAGGTTTATCCGTTTAAAGATATGGAAGTTGGCGACAGCGTTTTGATCGAAAACGCCAGTCACGATCATAAGGCTGTATCAGCGGCGAAAATGTATTTTTGGCGAACCGACAAAAAAATGACTGCCAAGGTTGTTGATGGTGGCGTCAGGATTTGGAGAATTTCCTGATCGATACGGAGGGAAATTGGGCATGGAAATTGATCAGATTTTAAAAGAGCGCGGCACTCGATATGGAGAGTTTACCGGCGTGTCTTTGGTCGCTCAGAACATCAAGGCTGCGATGCGGCACAGCGCCAACTGGTCGAAGCTACCGGCTGATGCGCGGGAGTCGCTGGAGATGGTGGCGAATAAGTTGGGGCGCATCCTGAACGGAGATTGCCTTTATGTGGATTCGTGGCGGGATGCCGAGGGGTATCTGAAGCTGGTGGCGGATCGGCTGGAGGGGGTTGCTTGCAACAGATCGACTGATGGCGTATCTGGTGATTACCAGCCCGAGATCGGAAACTGAGATGACGACAGTTAAGAAAACGCGGCACACTCGTGTCAGGCGCAACCCTGAAGAAAAAGAAGCACTCGGCAAGGCGGTCATCGATGGGATGGCGCTTGAAGGTTTGAGTTGCTTCAAGGCTTGCGAGGCTGTCGGTGTTCCGATTGGGACGTTTATTAAATGGACAACTGAGAGCGTGGAGCTTAGTGAAAGCTACACGCGCGCACGGGAAGTTCTGATCGAACGAATGGCGTCTGACACGCTGGCGATAGCCGACGCTCCTGTTGGCAGCACGGAACACGGCACGACCGATTCTGGCGCGGTGCAGAAGCAACGGCTACAGGTCGATACCCGCAAGTGGCTGCTGTCAAAACTTGCGCCCAAGCGGTATGGCGACAAACTTACGCTGGCCG